TTTTGATTTCATCAAAATATAAAAATTAAGGAGATTATAAATGAATAGAATAATTACAGAAGAAAGACTAACAACATTATTACACAAGGAAAACATGCTTTCTAAAATTGAAATACCAGATAATGTCAATCCATTTGAAGCAACTGTAACTGAGGAAGAATTAAGTCAGTATGAACCAGTAAAAATTAAAATAAACAGTGTGATGAAAAAATTGCAAAAATCAAGAGTTGATTGGCAGTCTAAACCACGTAAAAAAAGTGGATTTAATAAATTCCAGAATTTTAAATATTTTGTATTAAAGGATATTTTACCAACAGTAAATGAAATATTTAATAAAAATGGATTATACAGTCAATATAATCTGACAAAAGATTATGCAGAACTTATTATTACTGACAGCTCAACAGGTGATTATCTTACTTATAGAATACCTGTACAAAAACTTGATAATCCGACTATGCAAAATATCGGAGCAATTAACACATACTCTAAACGTTATTTATATATGAATGCATTAGAGATTGAAGAAGATGAAGATGAATTAGATAGTCAAGATTTAGAAAAAACAAAAGAAGCAAAAGCAACTAAACTTTCTAAAGAGGAACTGGTTAAAAATTTATCTGAAGTATTAACTGAAAAAACACTAAGTACATTATTGAAACAAAACAAAAAAGAAAAACTTGAAGATTTTGCTGAGGAGGGATTAGAAAAATTATGGAACAGTTACTTAAAAAATACCAAGAAGTAAAATTAGAACTTAAATTATTAGAATCAGAAATTAAAGAACAATTCTTACTGATGAATGCTGAAAAGTATGAAGTAGGAGAGTTTAAAGTAGTAAAGAAAAAACCTTATATTAGACAGTCGTTTGACAGTAAAAAATTTAAGGAAGATAATCCACTATTATATCTTGACTATATCAAAGAAACGGAAGTAAAAGAAAGTGTCTCTATTTCAGTATGATGATGTAACACATACGTATTCTTATATGGGACGTGTTATCCCTTCAGTAACACAGTGTATTAAATTAATTTTAGGTGATAAATATGGTGATGTGCCAAAAAGTATATTAAGAAAAGCTGCGATATATGGTACTAGAGTTCATAAGATATTAGAAGATTTAGAAGATGGAATAGAATATCGCAACTTAAATATATATGAACAAAATGCAGTTAATCAATATAAAAAAATTAAAGATTTTGAAACTATAGAAAAAGAGATCTTTGTAAATTATAAAACTGTATATTGTGGACGTGTGGACGGTATAGGTAAAAATATCATTTACGATATCAAAACAACAACTAAACTTGATGTCGATTATATAAGTTTGCAGTTATCACTATATTTGCTAGCTTATGATGAAGAAAATTACGAAAATTACACAGGTTATGTCTTGTGGCTTCCCAAAAGAGATGCAGGGAAAAAGATTGAAATACCACTTAAGACTAAAGAAGAGATACTAGACATTGTGGAGCTTATAAAATGTTTGTGTTAAGAGATTATCAAAAGAAAATCATTAAAGATACATTTCAAGCTTTACATACTTATAAAGCCCCTTGTGTGGTTGCACCTTGTGGAGCAGGTAAAAGTGTAATCATAGCAACAATTATTAAAATGTTCACTGATAGAAAAGCTAATGTATTGTTTTTAGTTCATGTTAAAGAATTGCAAGAACAGATTAAAAACACGCTTATCAATGCAGGAGTTAACACTAATTATGTAAATGTTGCTATGGTTCAGACACAGGTTCGTAAAACTTCTGATAGGACTGATTATAAATTAATCGTTACTGATGAAAACCATCATAGTTTAGCTAATTCTTACGTTAAAATATACGAACGCTACTCAAACGCTAAAAGAATAGGGTTCACAGCTACACCGATTAGACTTAATGGCGGTGGGTTAGGAGATGTGAACGATATTCTGATAGAAAGTGTTGATGTACAGTGGCTAATAGAGAACAATTTTCTAGCACCATTTAAATATCTAGCACCATCTGTTATTGATGTTGATAAATTAAAGCTTTCTAAAGGTGATTACTCAAATAAAAGTATTGAGGGAAGTTTTAAAAAATCAATATTAGGTGATGTAAAAAAAATATACGATAAATATTTAAAAGGTTGCAAGACTATAGTTTATTGTCACAGTATAGAACATTCTGAAATAGTAGCAAAAACGTTAGGAGGAGTTACCTTACACAGTAAGATTGATAAATATACGAGGGATAGAATTATAGATGATTTTAGAACAGGAAAAGTAAATGTATTATGCAATGTTATGGTGTTAGGTGAAGGTTTTGATGTTCCAGACTGCGATGCAGTTATATTACTACGTCCTACAAAGTCGTTATCGCTATTTATTCAACAAAGTATGAGATGTATGCGATATAAACCTAATAAGCAAGCTATCATTGTTGATATGGTTGAGAATTACAAAGAACATGGTTTACCAGATACTCCAAGAACGTGGAGTCTGGAAACTAAACCGAAAAGCGAACGTCCTACTGTTCGTTCACAGATGTGTATCAACTGTTTATCAGTTGCAGAAACCATTAAAAATCCTTGTCAGTATTGTGGATATGTCAAGGAAATTAAAGAAAATACTATTGATGTTATTGATGAAGACATAGAGTATAGAGACATAAAAAAAATTAAACTGGAGTATATTCCAGAACTTTCTGAAGTTGAAAATATACAAGATTTACAAAAAATTCAAAAAGCAAAAAATTACAAGCCTGGATGGGTTTACCATCAAGCAAAAATTAGAGGATATTTATAAATTAAAGGAGATTAAAATAATATGGCAATTAAAATGAGTTACAACGCAGGATTTACAGTTACACCAGAGGGAGTTTATACAGTTTTAGTTGAGGATATCTCAGTAGAAACATCTAAAAATGGTAATGAGTATTTAGCGTTAAAATTAGCAGTACAAAATAGTGAATCTGTTAAAATTATCAGAATGAGTTACTGGCAAAATCAAGATACAGGAGAGTATAGACTGTATGATTTAATGAATATTGCTAAAGCATATGGAATTCCAGAAGAGACTGAATATCAAAGTTACGATGAATTCTTTGCTGCGTTATCTGAACATAGCGAAAAACCTATTTCAGTTAGAGTAGAACATTATACTAATCCTAATAGTGGTAAAGTAAGTATCAATTTAAGAGATATTAAACCAGCGGATGATCTTGATGATTTAGTAAATCCTTTTATTTAAGAGGTGTTAAATGATACCTAGTGAATTACAAGATTTAAAGCAGTGGTGTTGCTATAAGTTAGTTAAGCAAAAGAACACTGAAAAATTAAGTAAGCTACCTATTAATCCAGAAACAAAAAAAGGTGCAAAGAGTAATGATCCATCAACATGGGTTGACTATGATACAGCGTTACTTTATGCAGATGAATATGATGGAGTGGGATTTTTCTTCACTCCACCATATGTGGGAATTGATATTGATAGCGTGAATTTAGATAAAATTGATACGAAAACATTAGAAATAATTAATACGCTTAACAGTTACACAGAAGTGTCTGTTAGTGGTAAGGGACTACACATAATTATACGTGGTTCAATTCCTGGAGGAGTTAACAGGAAAGGTACTCTTGAGATGTACCAAGAAGCAAGATTTTTCGCTATGACAGGAAATATCTTAAAAGGTTGTCCAGATGAAGTATATGACAGACAACAAGAACTAGAGAAAATCTATAAAAAATACATGGAACAACCAAAAATAGTAATGGACTATGGTGTTCAAGATAAGAGGATAGTAAATTTTAATGATCTTTTAAAAGTTAAAAATGAGAAGTTCAGAAAATTATATAGTGGTGAGTTTAATGAATATCCTAGCCAATCTGAAGCAGATTTAGCGTTCTGTTCTATGGTTGCTTATTTCACAGATGGTAATGCTGAATTAATTGATAAAGCAGTACGTGAGAGCCAGTTATATCGTGAAAAATGGGATAAAAAACATGGTGCTGATACTTATGGTAATTTAACGATTAAAAAAGCGTTAGATGGATATAAAAAGCGTGAATTTCTACCAGAATTATACATGGATAAACATTATCCATGGGACGATACAGGGAACGCTGATAGGTTCACAGATATATTTAAAGATAGAGCGTTATATTCTTACACAAATAAAGGTTGGTATTTATACGATGGTAAACGTTGGGTGTTTGATACGTTAGGTAGGATTAATGATTATTTTGAACAGAGTGTAGTTGTTCTTAAAAAACAAGGCTTTCCGATGGATAAGCTAGAAGGTGAGTTTTTAGAAGATTATGAAAAACGTATTAAGAAAATGAAGACAGCCTTTGAAAAGCATTTAAACTACTCTAGAAGCAATAGAGGAACAGTTGCAGGTATCAAGCAAGCAATGTATAAAAATTCAATAGATATCAGTGAATTTAATAGTAATGATATGTTAATTAATTTAGAAAATTCAGTATATGATATGGTTAGTGGAATGAATATACCGCATGATGCTAGTTTTAAATTCACTAAAAAGGCTAATGTTAACTATGATGAAAGTAAAAAATGTCCACGTTGGGAGCAATTCTTACTAGAAATTTTTGAAGGTGATACAGAGCTTATTAAGTGGATACAAAAAGCGTTAGGATATTCACTTACAGGACTGACAACAGAACAAGTAATTTTTATCTTAAACGGTAATGGAAAAAACGGAAAATCTGTGTTTATGGATGTGGTAAGTCACATATTTGGAGATTATAGAGCTAATATTCAACCAGACTCACTTATGGTTAGACAAAGTCAAGGTGCTAATAGTGATATAGCAAGGCTTAAAGATGCTAGATTTGTTACGACAGTTGAGAGTAATGATGGTATGAGGTTTAACGAAGGTTTAGTCAAGCAGTTAACCAGCGGAGATACAGTTACAGCTAGATTTTTACATGCTAATGAGTTTGAGTTTACACCTAAATTTAAGTTGTGGATGGCAACAAACCACCGTCCTATAATTCGTGGGACTGACAAAGGTATTTGGAGACGTATTCGTTTAATTCCATTTACTAGAGAATTTACAGATGAAGAAGTTGATCCAGATTTAACATCAAAACTTTTAGCTGAGAGTGATGGGATATTGCAATGGATGCTTAAAGGTTTAGAAATATGGCAAAAAGAAAGATTAGGTATGTGTTCTAAAATTCTTATGGCAAATAAAGAGTATAGACAGGAAATGGACGTTGTAAGTACATTCCTTGATGAATGTGTTAGCAATAATTTAGGTAAGGAAGTCAAAGCAGCTGAATTATACCAACACTACAAAAATTATTGTGCTCAGAACGGATTTTTCGTCCTAACCTCAACTAAATTTGGGAGAGAGATGGATAACAAGGGATATATTAAGGTTCGTAAGCGTTCTGGACAGTTTTATCAAGACATAAGTATGAGGTTTTAGAAGAAGTGTGTATAGTGTGTATAGTTTAATAGTATTTCTATATTATTTACATATAGAAAAATATAAAAAAAATATATATAAAAAATATAGGAAACGGCGAAAACTATACACACTATACACACATTAAAAAAATGAGGTGATATTTTGAAAGAAACAGACGTTCAAAACACTATTAGAAATGGGATTAATGATATTGCAGTTATGTTTAGAATTAATGTTGGTAGCTTTAAAGTTGGAGATAGAATTATTTCTACAGGAGTTCCAAAAGGTTTTCCAGATTTGTTTGGGTTTAGAAGAACAGACGGGAAGGCAATTTTCCTGGAGGTAAAAACTCCGAAAGGAAAACTTAGAAAAGAACAAGAAGTTTTTAAAGAAGCTTTGTCAAAGCAAAATGTAATATATGGTGTTGCTAGAAGTTTAGAAGAAGCAAGAGAAATAATTTTACGTACTTAAAATTAAGAAGCATTTAAACGACTTCTGAGCGTTTTAAAGTTAAAAATGAATAATTACACCAAAAATAATTTTAAAACGATTATAGGGGTAAAATTTTAGTGATTTGAGGTATTTTATGACTAATTTACAAAAGATAATGAACAACAAAAATATAACTGATCAAGAATTAAGTGAAAAATCTGGAGTACATTTCAACACTATTAGATTGATTAGAACTGGAGTGTTTAAGAAATCAACATTTTCAACGTTGCGAAAACTGGCAAAAGCGTTAAGATGTACACCGAAAGAAATAGGAGGATAACATAGTGAAAGATGAAGCAACGTTAGGTTTTAAACTATTCTTTTTGGGAATAGTGTTAGGA